AGATCGGCACCGGCGTGATCGCGCGCAACACCGCCGCCTACAACCAGGCCTTCGCCGCCAAGGCCGACCTGATCGCGCGTCTCGACGCTTCATCCCCGGCGCCCGAGCCTGCCCCCGAGCCGGCCAAGGCCATCACCCCTCAACCTGAACCAGCGGCCGAGGCCGCTCCGGAGGAATAATCATGCCCTCTGTCAACGGCGAGCAGATTTTCGGCGCCGGCCGCTTCTTCGGCATCAACAACGTCACCACCCCGACGCCCGCGCGCGCCTACGTCCCGCAGGACATGTCGATCGACTTCAAGCAGGCGACCAAGGAACTCTTCGGCGAGAAGAAGTTCGCCGTGGCGGTCGCGGCGGGCGAGATGTCGGTCACCGGCAAGGTGACGATGGGCGCCCCGAACCCGCGCATCCTGGGCGACTATCTCTTCGACGCCACCGGGACGACGACACAGATTCTCCAGGCCGACAAGGAAGCCGGGACCGTTCCCGGCTCGGTCACTTACACCATCACCGTCACCAACAGCGCGACCTGGACCACCGACCTGGGGGTGATGAAGAAGGACGGGACGGTGTTCACTCGCGTCGCCTCCGTCACGGCGACCGGCCAGTATTCTGTCGCGGCCGGCGTCTACACCTTCGACGTGGCGGACGCGAACGACGACGTCCTGATCTCCTACCTCTACACCAGCTCTTCGACGGGCGAGCAACTGGCCCTGGCCAACACGGACATGGGGCCGGCGGGCGCGTTCACCGCGGTGATGGCCTTCCTCTACGGGACCGCGCAGGACGTGCTGACGCTGAACAACGCCATCGCCACCGACGTCAGCATCGCCACCAAGCAGGGCGACTACGCCAAGCCGACCTTCGGCTTCATGGCCTCGACGGACAGTTCCGACAACCTCGGAACCTTCTCGTTCGCCGACGCCGCGTAAAAGCGCGGCCGATGACAGCAGTGGATGACCGCCTCAAGCGAGGCGAGGAGCGCCGCCTGATCTTCGAAAACGTCGCCAACGGCGTGCCGATGGAGAAGATCAAGGCGGCGTTTCGTCGTTCCGAGGAAGAGGTCTGGCGCGACGTCGAGTTCGTCGGCCGCAAGATCAGGGAAGCCCGATTCCGGGCCCGGATGCCGCCTCTGGAATGCCAGGGGATCAAGGCGATCCGCTGGAACCGCCGGGCGCTGCTCGACACGCTGCGCCAGCTCTCGGCCGAGTACCTGTCGAGTGACCTGATCCTGCCGAAGATCGGGGTGCAACAGCTCGACAGCGTGCAGGTGGTGCGCGAGGCGGCCCGGCACGTCAGGGCGAGGGTGAACGGATGAGCGACGAAGAGACCTGGACCATCAATGCCGGCGACTGGACCTTCACGGTTCCGCGCCTGCCGTTCCGCGTCAGCCGGGTGGTCTATCCGATCTGCCAGCGGCTGACCAACGCCGGCCTGGTGGAGCGGCTGGCGACCGCCGGGGCCAGCTTCGAGGTGACGGAGGCCGAGGTGGACGACCTGGCGCAGATCGCCTTCCTCGCCTGCCAGGCCGCCGATCCCGGCCTGACGCGGGACGCCTTCGACGATCTGCCGATCACGCCGCCGCAACTCTTCGACGCCTTCTTCTCCGTCCGCCAGGCCTGCGGCGGCTGGCGCAGGTTGCCGGCGGTGGAGGGTCAGGAGCCGTCGGGGGAAGCGAGCGGGGATCAGTCCCCGACATCGACTTCAACGACATCCTCGCCCAACTGATCCGCAACTTCGGCCAGACCAAGGCCTACTGGCTGGACCACGGCACGCTGCACGACTGGGCCGACATCTACCTGCGAGAGCTGCGCCGCCGGCCGCCGCCCGAGGTCTTCCTGGCCGGGTACTTCGGCTATGAGCCGCCGGGCGAGGAAGCCGGCGCCGGGGCAGGCCAAGAGGTCAAGCTGCCGGCGCTGTCCGAGCTCTAGGCTACCGGCACGAGCCGGTGGCCCGGCAGGTGACCTTGGTCTCGGATGTCTCGACGCCCGAGAGCACGCCGCCCTTGAACTTGTAGGTCACGACGGAGGTGTCGCCGGTGGCGCCGCCGGCGAACAGCCCAACGATGGGCACGAAGCTTGCGGGCTTCACGTGGGTGCGGGTCTGGGCATAGCGGATCGCCGAGACGCCGTTCTCGTCCGTCTCCGTCGTCTGGGGCGCGCCGAGGCGGGCCTCCACGTCGGCCACCGTGGCGACGCCGATCCTGAACTGCGCGGCGTCGGTGACCGGCCCCGCGAGAGCGGCCGATGAAATCGCCGCGACCGCCGCGGCCAGAAGAAGACGTCGCATCGCTGACCTCCAGTTGCGGGCGGCGAAGCTACGCCGGCAGGGCGCGGCCGGAAAGGGGGAGATGATGCCGAACAACATCTCCGTCGCGATCACCGCCGACGTCGCCGGCCTCCAGGTCGGGATGGCGAAGGCCAAGGCCGAGCTGGCGGCTGCGCAGAAGGACCTGAACGCCTACGTCCGGACGGCCAGGACCGCCGGCGAGACGCCGGAGCTGCGGGCCGGGATGCTGGCGGCCGGCGATGCGGTGGCCAAGGCCCGCGGCCAGGTCAAGCTGCTCACCGGCGAGATGGCGCACAACACCGAGAAGGCCATCTCGAACCGGGCGGCGACCGAGAGCCTGATCCTGGTGCATGAGGCGCTGCGCCACAACTACACCCGCATGGTCGGCTCGGCCTCGATCATGGCCCAGGCGTTCGCCGGGGAGGAAGGCACGGCCAAGGCGCTGGCGGCGGTGATGAGCCCGCTGGGCCTGACCGTGATCGGCCTCGGCGCGGCGCTCATCGGAACCGCGGTCGCGACCTACCAGTACGATGCGGCGCAGCGGCAGCTCACCGCGGCGTCTCTGGGGGCGGCGGCGGCCAGCGGCCTCAGCGCCGACCAGATGGAGGCGGCGGCCGAGACAGCGGCTTCGGCGTCGGGGATCACCGTCGGCGCGGCGCGGCAGGCGGCCACCGCCTTCGCCGAGGCCGGCGTCTCCGACCAGCAGACGCTGACCTCGCTCAGCGAGTCGGTCTCCACCTTCGCCGCCCTGACCGGCGAGAAGGCGTCCAAGGCGGTCGAGACGCTGGCCAAGGCGATGAAGGACCCGGCCAAGGGCGCGCGGGACCTGAACGATCAGCTCGGCTTCCTCGATGCGACCGAGCTGCAGCAGATCCAGACGCTTTCCGATCTCGGCGACAAGACCGACGCCCAGGCGCGGCTGACGCAGGACCTGACGCAGTACGAGGGCGAGGCGAACGCGGCGGCCGGCGGCCTGACCGGCGGCTTCTACGAGATGGCGGCGCAGGCCAGCCTGCTCGCCACATGGATCGGCAAGGTCAACGACGAGCTGGGCATCCTGGGCAACCTGCCCGGCCTCAGCGGCCTCTTCCTGCCGTCCTACGGCGGCAACAAGGCCGCCCAGAGGGCGCTGCAGGACCAGGCGCAGCTCGACCAGGCCGACACCACGGCGCTGGGCGTCACGCAGGGCATGAGCTCCGAGAGCGCCGAGCGGGCCGCGCTGGCGAAGAAGGCGGCCGAGCTGCGCGCCGGCATGATCGCGGCCAAGACCTATGGCGAGACCGGCCAGTACCAGGCCGACGCGGCGGCGCTGGCCGAGGTCACGCAGGCGATGACCGGCTACGTCTCGGCGGCCGAGGCCAAGCACCGGCTGAACCAACTGGAGATTCAGGACCTCGGCGCCAAGACCCCGGCGCAGAAGGCGGCGATTGCCGCCGAGCGGGAGCAGCTTCAGGTCGAGCGCGAGCGGTCCCAAGGCCACGCCGTCTCGGCCGAGGAAGAACAGCAGCGCATGGCCGACGCCGGCGCGAAAGCCAGGGCGGAAGCTGCGGCGCATCATGCGCGCGGTGGCCATGGCGGTGGCGCGGCGCGCAAGGCGGCGGAGGAGCAGAAGCGGCTCGACCGCGAGGCCTACCAGGACCACGTCGCGACGCTGAACGACACGCTCGAGGCCGACCGCGACAACTGGGCGAAGGAAAAGGCGGACTGGGCGCAGAAGCTGGACTTCATCAAGGCGAAGTTCGGCGAGGAGAGCCACGAGTACAAGGACGCCTACCGGCAGCTCGAGGCCGCCGAGCGCGACCACGAACACACGATGCAGCAAATCCAGCGCGACGCCCGTCGCGAGTCGCTGGAGGAGCTGCGGAGCGATCTGGCCACCGAGCGGACGCTCCGCGAGGACGCTGCCCGCGAGGCCGAGTCGCTGGTGCGCGACCGGGCGCAGTACAGCGGCAACCCGCTGGCGCGCGTGCAGGCCGAGCAGCAGGTCGCCGCGATCCAGCGTCAGGCGATGCAACAGCAGATCGCCGACGCCGGAAAGGCCTACGTCGCCGAGGACAACCTGCGCACCCAGGCCGTGGTCGACGCGCTGGCCAAGTACGGGCAGGACTCGCAGGCCTACGCCCAGGCGGTGAACGCCAAGAAGCTGGCCGACCAGGAGTGGGCGAACCAGAAGAAGGCGCTGCTGGCGCAGAGCGTGACCCAGGAACTGCAGGCCGCCCAGCGGGTGCGGCAGGCCTGGCACGGCATGATCGACCCGATGGTGCAGACCACGGGCAACCAGATCAAGGGGCTGATCGAGGGGACCGAGACCTGGGGGCAGGCGCTGCGCAACATCGGCGAGGAAGCGCTGAGCCTGGTGGTGGACGCCATCGAGCGCATGGTCGAGGAGTGGATCGTCAACATGGTCGTCGGCAAGACGGCCACGACGACGACCGCGCTTAGCCAGGTCGCTTCCTATTCGGCCGTCGCCGGCGCGGCGGGTATTGCTTCCTGGGCCGCTGCCCCGTGGCCGATCGACATGGGCGCCCCGGCGTTCGGCGCGGCGATGGCGGCGGATGCGGCGGCCTACGGCGCGATGGCCAGCCTCGACGTCGGCACCAACTACGTCCCCTCCGACATGGTGGCGCAGATCCACGAGGGCGAGCGGATCATGCCGGCGGCCGACAACAGCCGACTGATGAGCATGATGGCGGGGACCACGAACAACAGCCGCGGCGGCGATTTCCACGGCGACTTCGGCGTGACGGTGCATAGCGGCGGCGGTTCGGCGGACGTGGTCAAGGCGCTGGAGGGCCAGCAGGCCCGCTTCGCCAAGCTGCTGAAGAACATGCACCGCAACGGCCACTTCGCCTTCGCGAGGGCCTGATGCTTCGCTATTTCGAAGGCTGGGACCAGTTCCCGTCGAGCCCGTCCGCCTCTCTCGTCCAGTCGATCATGGAAATGGAGGGCTGGTACTTCCCCTGGAGCGGCGTGCCGGGGATCGTGTCGCCCATCTCGACGCCGGGGCGCTACAACTATGGCGGCCGGCTTCATCTCTATGACACCGCCGGCGCGTTGCCGGCCTTCCTGGCGGTCAAGCTGGCCGGGTCGCACACCTCCGACGGCTTTACCTCCTATGGCCTGAAGATCGGCAGCGCCAGCAGCAACGTCACGCCGTTCGTGTGCTGTTACGACGCCGTGAACGCCCGCCGCATCCTGACCTTCACCTTCGAGCCGATGGGCGTGGTTGCGGCCTACACGGGCGGCGATGCGGGCGAGCCCTTCGCGCTGCTCGGCCGATCGGACGCCGGCCAGTGGCATCCCGACCAGGAGTTCGACATCGAGGCGCACTGGGCCTCGATCAGCACCATCACCGGAGAGGTCGAGGCGCGCATCAATACCTTGGGCGCCGGGGCTGCGGCCGGCTCGACGCCCGCGCTGCACCTGATTGACGTCAACACCCAGCCCACCACCTCCGCGACGGAGAACGACACCGTCCCGAACAGTCCCGGGCCGTACACGATCACCGTCGCCCATGCGGCGTCGTTCCTCGCGGATGGCGGGGTGACGAGCGGCGGCTCGGCCCTGACCAAGGTGAGCGGAGCGCCCGCCGCTGGTCAGTACAGCGTCTCAGCCGGCGTCTACACCTTCAACTCCGCCCAGGCGCTCGCCGCGGTCAGCATCACCTACACATGGGGCGTCAGCTACTTCGACAGCTACGGCTTCGGGTGGCTGGCCGGAAGCGGCACGGCGACGATCGACTTCTACATCGACGACCTGCGTTTCTACGACACCACCGGAGCGCAGAACAACACGTGGCTGAGCACTGCCCGTGTTCAGGAGATGATCGCTGGCGGCGACGGCGCGACGCTCGACTTCTCCAAGTCAAACACCGGGCTTGCGGCTTGGCAGAACATCATCAACAAGAGCGTCGACGACACGCTCTATCTCTTTGACGGGACTGTCGGCGACTACAACCTCTCGACCCCTCAGGCCCTGGTCAACTCGCCGACCGTCTTCGGCATCGGCGTCATGGGCTTCTATCGTCAGGACGACGCGACGCAGCGCTACGCCAAGAGCCGGATCGTCTCCGGCGGCGTGACGTCAGACGGCGCGTCCTTCGCGACGGCGTCGAGCTACGCGGGCGATTGGGACGTCTGGGAGCTTGATCCAAGCACCAGCCTTTCGTTCACCGGGGCGGCAGTGAACGCCCTGCAGTTCGGTCCGCTGGTCTATGCCTGATGGTGATCCGCGCGCCGCTGGACCTTGTCCGCGCCGCGACGGGCGGCTCGCCCGACGTGCGCGCCCCGCTGGTCTACACCCGCGCGGCGACCGGCGGCGTCCCCGACATTCGAGCCCCGCTGGTGGGGTTGCGGGCGACGACCGGGGGGCAACCGCGCGTCCGTGCGCCGCTCGCTGAAGTCCGCGCGGCGACTGGCGGCCAGCCGCACGTCCGCGCCTCGCTCGTCATCCTGCGTGCGCTGATCCCCGAACCGCCGGAGCTGCCCGTGGCGACAGACGTCTTCCCGGTCCTGCGGGGCCTGCAATGGGACCGCAAGAAGCAGCCGGAGTTCAAGACCACGATCCGCGGCGTCGCCTCGGGCCGCGAGACCCGGACGGCGTTCATGGCCTATCCGTGGTGGAACTTTGAGTTCAGCTACGACTACCTGCCCGACAACAATACCGGGACCTCGGGCTATTCCGACCTGCGCACCCTGGAGGGCTTCTTCCTCCAGATGCAGGGCAGCTTCAAGGCCTGGCTCTACCAGGACCCGGACGACTACCACGTGGTCGGGGGCGCGATCGGGACCGGCGACGGGGTGACCACCCAACTGCCGTTCGTGCGCAGCCTCGGCGGCTTCTCCGAGCCGGTGGGGCAGATCGACCTCTCGACGCTGGCGACCTTCGCTTCCACGGCGGTCAACACCGGCACGAGCCAGATCAACATCCCGAACCACGGCTTCACCACGGGCCAGTCGCCGCCGGTGTTCGTCTCCAACCCCGGGACCCTGCCGACCGGGCTTTCGGCCTCGACGCCCTACTGGATCATCGCGGTCGACGCCGACCATATCCAGTTCGCCACGACGCTGCCCCGGGCCCTGGCCAGCGACGCGATCAGCCTGAGCGCGGCAGGCTCCGGAACCAACACGCTCACCAAGGGCTGGGCGATCTACGAGACCACCGCCGAGACCGATGCGGTTCCGGGGACGGGCCCCTACACCGTCACCGTCACCCATGCGGCCACCTTTGCCGCGGACGGCGGCGTCGCCATCTCGGGCACGGCGCTGACCAAGGTGTCCGGCGCGCCCGCCGCGAACCAGTACAGCGTCGATGCGACGACCGGCGTCTACACCTTCAACTCGGCCCAGGCCTCGGCCTCGGCGGTCATCACCTACACCTGGCGGGCGACGGGCGTGACGCTGACGCTGCCGAACCAGGCCGTGTTCTCGCCCGCGGCGCCGAGCGGCAACGTGCTCACCGCCGATTTCGACTTCTACTTCGTCTGCCGCTTCACTGACGACAAGGCCGAGTTCAACCAGTTCGTCTCCAAGCTGTGGGACCTCCAGAAGCTGGACTTCCGGAGCGTGATCCAGTGAGGGCGGTCACCCTCAACACCGGCTACAGCTCGGGCGACTTCACCGCCCTGCTGGCCTCGCGCCAGTTCGCCTATGCCGACGCGATCACCATCCGGCTGAACGACGGCTCGACGGTGCTGGCCTACACCGACGCGCAGCAGGGCTTCACCGTGCCGCCCTGCGACGGCTCGGTCACGCTGCAGACCTACGTCGCCAACGACATCCTGGTCTCGGGGCTGAAGTTCAAGGCGTCGAGCGGCGGCAACGCCCAGGGCGGCGATCCGTCCACCACCATCGAGGTCGACGAGCAGACCATCATCATGATCCCGAACGCCAACGGGACCAGCCTGATCGGCTCGACCGCGTTCCTCGAGGCGGTGCGGGAGGGCGTGCTGGACGCGGCCACGATCCAGCGCGACCGCTGGTACTTCGACGGGCCGCCGGAGCAGGGCATCAGCCCGACCAAGGCGGTGGGCGGGATCAAGCTGTTCTACGGCTTCACCGCCAGCGTCGATTCGCTGTCGCGGACCCAGGCGTCGATCAAGGTCAAGTCCGACCTGGTGCTGCTGAACCGGCAGATGCCGCGCAACCTCTACCAGCCCAACTGCCAGTACACGGTCTATTCGACCGAGTGCGGCGCGGTGAAGTCCGGCTTCGTCTCGCACGGGACGGTGGGGTCTTCTCCGACCACGTCCTTCATCCCGTGGGCCTCGGCGACGACGCAGTTCACGCTCGGCACGATCGAGTTTCAGACCGGGCCGAACACCAACCAGGTCCGCACCATCCGCAAGGCCGACGCGACCGGGCTGTGGCTGGCCTATCCGCTGCCGAGCCTCCCCCTGGCCGGCGACACCTTCGCGGCCTATCCGGGCTGTGATCGTCAGTACACCGGCGGCTGCGCCTACTTCGGCCGGCAGGCGGCCTATCGCGGCTTCCAGTTCACGCCCAACGCCGAGATGGCGGTCTAGCGTGGCGGAGCGTCAGCGCGTGGTCGCCGCGGCGCGAGGCTGGATCGGCACGCCGTACCATCACAGGGCGCACGTCAAGGGCGCGGGCGTGGATTGCGCGTGGCTGCTGATCGAGGCGTTTTCGGAAGCCGGGGTGATCGAGCGCTTCGACCCGGGCCCTTATCCGCCCGACTGGCATCTGCACCGCGACGAGGAACGCTACGTCGGCTTCATCGAGCGCTTCGCCCGCGAGTTCGACTGGCGCGAGCAGGGCCTCGCCCCGGCCGACATCGTGGTCTGGCGCTACGGGCGCACCTTCAGCCACGGCGCCATCGTCAGCGACTGGCCCTTCGTGGTCCACGCCTACGGGCCTTCGATGATCGTGGAGGAGACGCGCGTGACCGGCTCCCCCATGGAC